TGGAGGAGCTCCTGAAAAAACCTAATCCGTACATGAGCGGACAGGATCTTATAGAAAGGATGACTGCCCACCTGTATCTAAGTGGGAATGCCCTGTGGACGAAGATCCGGGCCCGGGGGGCAGTGGTAGAGCTCTAGCCAATCGGCCCGGATGGAATTAAGCCGGTGCCCAGCAAAACGAAGTTCATTGAGCGGTACGAATATGAGAAAGACGGCGTCAAGCACAGCATCAAGCCGGAAGATATAATTCATGTGATGTTCATTGACCCGGCCAATCCGTACTGGGGGATGTCTCCCTGGCAGGCCGGAGCCCGTACCGTTGATACAGATGGGGAGGCCGTGACGTGGAACAAAGTGGCCTTGCAGAATCGGGCAATTACGGACGGGGTGTTTAGCTTCAAGGAACCCCTTACCCGGGAACAGTGGGAAGAAGCCAGGAGACAAGTCAGGGAGCAACACCAGGGTGCTGATAATGCCCGTACTCCGTGGGTGCTAGGCGGGGGTGCCGAATGGCACCAGATGAGCTTATCCCCAGCGGAGATGGATTTCATCGAATCCCGGCGCATGACCCGTGAAGAAATCTGTGCCATCTTCCAGGTGCCGCCGCCGATGGTGGGAATATATGACCATGCGACATTGGCAAACATTGAGACGGCGAGGAAAATATTCTGGCTGGATACGGTCATTCCTTTCTTGGAGGACCTGCAATCAGCTTTCAACCTGGCCTTGACTCCAGAATTCGGGGACGACCTGATGCTGGAGTTCGATGTGTCGAATGTTGAAGCCATTCAGGAGAATTATCGCGATAAGATCGAAACGGCAAAAACTCTGTGGGCAATGGGCGTACCGTTTAATCAGATAAACCAGCAGCTTGAATTGGGCTTCGATAATATCCCCGGCGGTGATATAGGATATTTGCCCATGAGCCTGCTGCCGGCGGGAATGACGGCACAGGAGCCGGGTGGTGAGGAATCGGACGAAGGCGAAGAGGGGACGTCACTGCTCAACAAAGCTTGGAACCTTACCGAAGAAAGCCAGAAAGCAGCATACTGGAAACGGTTCGACCGCCGCCGGCAGAACTGGGAAAAGAAAGTTGCCCAAATAGTCGGCAGACGGTTCCGGGATGAAGGTCAGAAAGTAGCCGAGGCCTACGAAGAAGGCCGGGACGTGGACGGAGTGGTGGACGGCCAGNNGCCCGAATGGGAGACCATGATGACCGCAATTTATGCCGGCGTCATGGAAGACTTCGGGCAGGAAACGGGTGAAGCACTGGCAAAGAGCATAGGGCCAACCAGCAGGAAGTTTGAGTTTGACCCCTGGCTGGGCGAAGCCAGGAACTGGATAGAAGCAGTAGTAGCAGAAAAAGTTGTTGAGATTAGCAATACAACGAAAGACATGATAAAGCAGGAAATCACCGCTGGCTTCGAGGAGGGAGAGAGCACTCAGGAAATAGCCCGGAGGATTAGAAAACTATATCAAGATTTTTCGGTAANACGGGCCATGACCATAGCCAGGACCGANGTNGTGGCTGCNTCCAANGCNGGCAGCCATTTTGCTGCAGAACAAACGGGACTTGATTACCAGCGTGTATGGTTGTCCTCCCGGGATGAACGGGTACNGGAGGACCATGCCGANATGGACGGCCAGCGGCGGGGCAAAAATGAGCCCTTCGAGGCACCGGATGGCAGCCTTCTAATGTTCCCCGGCGACACCAGTTTGGGAGCGGCCGCCAGTCAGACGGTGATGTGCCGGTGCACGGAGATTTATGATGTGAGGAGGTAGGGGGATAGAGATAAAGAGCTTTCCCTTCGAGGCGAAGGTGGACTTGGAGAAATATGAGTTTGAGGGGTATGCCAGCACCTTTNGCAATGTGGATCTAGTCGGGGACATAGTCGAAAAAGGGGCTTTCAAGAAGACGATACAAGAACGCTTGCCAAAAAACCTAATCAAAGTGTTGTGGCAGCACTACGACCCGATGGGGCTCCCTAAGCACATGGAAGAGGACAGCAAGGGCCTATATGTGGTTGCTAAGGTGTCCAAAACCAGAGAAAATCTGGACAGGTTACAGCTGATGAAAGACGGTGTGGTGGACCGGTTGAGTATCGGCTACGAGGTTATCAAGAGGGAAGTTGAGGAAACGGAAGATGGTAAGCAGGTCCGCCGCTTGAAAGAACTGAAGTTGTACGAATTCTCCCCGGTAACCTTCCCGGCCAACGAGGAGGCCGTTATCACCGGGGTAAAAGGCAGGGAGCTGGAGGAACTGCTAAAGCGCATCCCCCAGCTGGAGCAGTATATCAAAGCAGGGCATTTCCTCACCACTGTCAGCCGGCAGAGGATAGAGGATGCCATAAAAGCACTTCAGGCACTTCTGGTTACTTTCGAGGAGCCGGAGAATTCCACTCCGAAGAGCCAGGAGCCGCCAATGTTGGATGGCATTGACCCGGAAGAATTCCAGTCGGTGCTGGAAGAGTTGAGAGAGTTTAGAAAATCTTTGAGGAGTGTGAGCTAATAAATGGATTTGAAAGAACTTCTTGCTGAATTCAAAAAGACGGCGGAGGAGTTGAAAGGCCAGCTTGATAAGCAGGCCGAGGAGATTAAGACGCAGGGGGAAACATCTGCAAAGACGGCCAAGTCCATTGATGAACTGGACAAGCGGATCGTGGAGCTCAACAACGAAATAATCGAGCTGCAGAAGGCTGGACAGCGGCCATTCTATGGTGGGGAGCCTGTGAAGTCTATCGGGCAGCAGTTCATTGAGTCCGAGCAGTACAAAGCAATGGTGCAGCGAGGCGTGCCTTACTGTGATCCGGTACAAGTTAAGACCCTGACTTCCGACCCGGCTTCTGCCGGTGCTTTGGTGGTGCCGTATCGGTATCCGGAGGTAATCGCTGCGCCTGACCGGCCGACGACATTGCGGCAACTGCTTGCCACTTCTACCACCACTAGCAACGCAATTGAATATGTTGAGGAAGTAGGATTCCAGAACTCTGCTGCCGTTGTTCCTGAGACACAAGCCAAGCCGCAGTCTGGTTTGTCGTTCACTCTGAAGACGGAGTCGGTCAAAACCGTGGCGCACTGGATACCGGCCAGCCGACAAATTCTTGCCGACGCGCCCCAGTTGAGGGGTTATGTGGACCAGCGGTTAATCTACGGGCTGAATCAAGCTGAGGAGCAACAAATCCTGTACGGTGCCGGCGGTGCCAACCTGCAGGGTATCATGACACATTCGGCAATCCAGAACTATCAGTGGAGCGGCGGTCAACCCGGGGACACCAAGATTGATGCTATCCGCCGCGCAATCACCCTGGCAAGGGTAGCCGAGTACCCGGTGACGGGCATCGTGTTGCATCCGAAGGACTGGGAGGACATCGAGCTAGCCAAGGGTAGTGACGGACGCTATATCTGGGTATCTGTCACCGAAGGCGGTCAGTCCAGACTGTGGAGGGTGCCTGTAGTTGAGACCACGGCAATCCAGGAGGGCGAATGTCTCTTGGGCGCTTTCCGTATGGGTGCCATGCTTTGGGATAGGGAGCAGACCACCATACGGGTTGCCGAGCAGCACGAGGACTTCTTCGTGAAAAACATGGTTGTAATCCTGGCCGAAGAGCGGATTGCCCTGACCATCTTCAGGCCGGAAGCCTTCGTNGCTGTGAATTTCGACGAGGCGCCGCAGCAGTCGGACGAGGCGCCGCAGCAGTCGTAAGGGGGATTATGGATGATGGCGAGGATGAAGGCCCTTCGGACTTTTTCTTGGTACCCGAAGGGCCTCATTCCTCGCGGCTCTGAATTTGAAATCCGCGAGGAAATGGCAAGGGAACTGGAAAAGCGGCAGCTTGCCGTGAGGGTGACATACGAGACTAAGGTGGTTACCCCGCAAATCAAGCATATCGGTGGCGGCTGGTATGAGCTTCCAGACGGCAGTAAGGTGAAGGGCAAGGAGGCTGCGGAGAAGGCCCTGAAGGAGATGGTAGGAAATGGCGCTCAAGGACAAGATAACCCTGACCCTTGAAGAGGTAAAAGCGTTCCTGCATATTGACCACGATGCAGAGGATGTTGTGCTCCAACGGATGCTATCAGCCGCCGCCAATGCTGCGGAGCGGTACCTAAACCACGATTTTGGAGATGACCCTGTTCCGGAAGAGGTTGAGATCTGGGTCCTGAACCGGGTGGCCAGNCAGTATCAGCGTCGGGGTGAAGGGTTGCGCCAGGAAAACTTCGAGGGCCACACCCAAGCCTGGGATGCCGAGGAATATAGAGACCTATGGCCATACCGGAAGAATCCTGGGGTGTAGCCAATGGCACGATACCGACATCGCATAAATATACAAAAGAGAACCCGGGTATTCGACGGCGAGGGTTGGAAATATGATTGGCAAACCATTGACACGGTTTGGGGCCACATATCCCCGGTGAGTGCTCAGGAGAGGCTAGAATGGCAGAAGCTGGACGTGGAAGTGACACATAAAATAAGCCTGCGGCCTTATCCCGGCATTGACCGGATAGACCACAGGCTGGAATTCAAGGACAGGGTATTCAACATCGTGTCAATTCTCAACCCTCAGGAGATAGGCAGGCGGCTGGACTTGCTTTGTACGGAAGAATGTTAGTCAACGTCAAATTCTAGCCAGAGGTGCTTTTTGTTGGGAGTAAAGATTGAACTTAAGCGAAATTTGAACAAGGTCATAGATGCTCTGGANANTATNGCNGGCCAGCGGATGACAGAGGCCTGCATACATGTCCAAAACAAAACGAAGGAAAAACTCAGCGGCGACCGTAGCGGGCGCACGTATCGGGTACCTGGTACGAAAAAGACCTATACTGCTTCAGCGCCCGGTGAGCCGCCGGCCGTCATGACGGGGCAATTGCGAAGCAGTATTAAGTACCGCATTGTCGGCGAACTGCAGGTGCTGAGGGGTGAAGTAGGTAGCGAACTCAAGAAGGCCCCGATGCTGGAATTCGGGACCCGAAAGATGGCGGCAAGGCCCTTCCTCCGGCCAACTTTCCAAGAGGAACTACCGGAGATTAAAAACATCCTGTCAAGGAAGTGGTTTTGATGCTGGCAAGTGCAATATTCCAACGATTGCACAATGATCCGGAGCTGGCGGATATGCTGGCGACCATCGACGGCATGCCAGCCGTATTCCAGACATGGGCGGAGCCGGACACCCCCTTTCCTTATGTGGTATTCCGGCTTAGCGATATTGCCAGCGACCACTGGGGGAGACGGGTGTTTACCCTCTATATNGACGTATGGGACTACAATGAGGGTGGGCANCCGGGGACTGCCAAGGCCATCAGCAAGAGGATTGTGGAACTGTTCGACCGACAACGGTTGACACACCCGGATTATGAGGCTATCCGGTGCAGTCTCGACACCCGGGGCCTGATACCGGAGGACACTTCCGGGATAGTGCATTTGGCACATCAGTTTTCCGTCATAGCCTGGCGGAAAAAGTTTATTGAGAAACTTCTTGAGGAGTGATGAAAATTGGCAAGGTATCACGGTGTTACAACGGAGACGGTNAANAGNNTGTTTNTTGATGCNGGGGCANTTTACCTAAACTATGGCGAGGATAACGAACGGCTGTTGGGGGCCACGAGGGGCGGCAATACATTTACCATTGAACAGGAAGTCCGGGAAATCGAAGTTGACGGTGCCGGGGGCCCGGTGAAGGGCCTGCGGCGTGTCACCAGCGTTAGGGCCCAGATTGTGGCCAACCTGTTGGAGATGACGGCGGAGAATTTGAAAGCGGCCCTGGCAGGGGCGACGGTGGAGGAAAACGGCACTCACGACATAATCACTCGGAAGCTTACCATCAAAGACAGCGATTACCTCAAAAACGTGGCCCTGGTGGGGGAAATCAGCGGCAGTCAAGAACCTGTAATCTGCATTGTGAAGAATGCGTTGTCCGACGGGAACTTCAGCATTAATACTGCCGACAAAGACGAGGCTGGCCTTGAAGTTACCTTCACTGGGCACTTTGACCCGGAAAACCTGGATGAAGAACCGTGGGAAATTCGGTTCCCCAAAATAGCTAGTGGCGGAGGGAACTAATAATGGACATAAAAGTAAGGCCGCTAGTAGTTGATGACCTATTTGCCGTAGCCAAGATTATTGCCAAGGCCACCGGCGAAGGGATGAAGGCTTTGGCCAGCATGCAGGATGCAAGCGAAAGAGAAGTGGGCATGGCTATCGTCACTGTTGGGATAGCTCATGCGGAAAAGGAAACTAAAGCATGGCTGGCGGATTTGGTTGGTAAAACTCCTGAAGAGCTGTCCAAGATGCCGATTATGACAGTGATGGATATTGCGGAACAACTTGCAGAGCAAGAGGATATCAAGGTTTTTTTTACGAGAGCCAACGCCTTAGCCAAAAAGCTGGCCGGCAAGAAATAGCCCGGGTTGTGGACCAGATACAAAAAAGGTATGGGTGGACGGATGAAGTTGTTTTCAAACTTCCGTTCACCCGTTTTTTAGAAATATGCGAAACAATTGCACAAGCTAGGCAAGACGAAGCCCGGGAGCAGATGACCCTGGCTGCTTTTGTGGGCTGGCAGCAGGCTAAGCTGTGGGGGTACAAACACGACTATATGAGATATTTACAGGACTTGGGGCTGCTGGAAAAGCGAAAGCCGACGCCGGCGGAATTGCGCTGGGAGAAATCCCAGGCCCTGGNCCGGGCGGCTAAGATAGTAGAGATGGACAAGCGGCGCAAGGCAAAGGTGGTGAGCTAGGTGGAGATATTTAGTCTGGTCGGGAAAATCACACTTGACGGCAAAGCAGCTGTAGAAAACGCACTGAAGGAAATAGATGCAAAGGCCAAAGACGTTGCCGACCGGTTCAATCAGGTTGGTTCTGTTTTTACAACGGCCGGGAAGAAGATATCGGACACAGGGAAAAACCTGTCCAAGTATATCACGGCTCCTCTTGCCGGTATTGGCATTGCGGTCGGGAAGATGAGCATCGACTTTGAGAGTGCGTTCGCTGGTGTGAAGAAAACAGTGGACGCGAGCGAGGAAGACCTTGCAAAGCTCCGGCAAGGAATACGGGACATGGCTAAGGAAATCCCGGCGACGGCTATCGAGATTGCCGGCGTAGCCGAGGCAGCCGGGCAGTTGGGCATTGAGGTACCGAATATCTTGAGCTTTACCCGGACAATGATTGATTTGGGCGAAACTACAAACTTAAGTGCAGAGCAGGCGGCCACTTCACTTGCCAGACTGGCAAATATAACACAGATGCCGCAGGACCAGTTTGACCGGCTAGGTTCCACCATTGTTGCTTTGGGCAACAATTTAGCCACCACCGAAGCCGAGATTGTGGACATGGGATTGCGCCTCGCTGGAGCCGGTGCCCAGGTAGGGATGACAGAGGCGCAGATTCTTGGTTTTGCCGGCGCCTTGTCCTCTGTAGGTATTGCTGCCGAGGCCGGAGGTTCCGCCTTTAGCCGAGTCATGGTGGACATGCAGTTGGCAGTTGAAACGGGTGGGGAAAGGCTGGAGCAGTTTGCCCGGGTTGCCGGCATGAGTGCAGAGGAATTCCAGCGGGCGTTTAAAGAAGATGCTGCGGGTGCCATTATTGCATTCATCCAGGGGCTTGCCACGGCAGAAGAGCGCGGGATGAGTGCTATCAAAGTCCTTGATGACATGGGCATCACCGAAATCCGCCTCCGTGACGCGCTGCTTCGTGCTGCTGGTGCAGGGGATCTGTTTAACGAGGCTATCATGATTGGCACCCAGGCATGGGAAGAAAATACCGCTTTGACCGCGGAAGCAGAGCAGCGGTACGAGACTACGGCGTCGCAGTTGAAAATCCTCCGGAACAGACTGGTTGATGCGGGGATTGAACTAGGAGATAAACTTACTCCGATCCTGCGGGACAGTGTCATCCCCTTGGTCGAGAAATTTATCGGCCATATTAGTGGTTTACTTGACTGGTTCTCAAGCCTCGATCCCAAATGGCAGCAGGTTATTTTGACAGCAATTGGTTTTACGGCGGCGTTAGGNCCGCTGCTGTTANTCATAGGGAAGATAATAACGGTAGTAGGCACGATTACCGGAGCGCTTCCTGTTTTGGGCGCTGCATTCACGGCACTTACTGGACCTGTCGGCTTGGTAGTGGCGGCGATAGCAGCAGCAATAGCCATAGGCGTAGAGCTGTATAAGAATTGGGATGTTGTAAAGGACAGGCTTAGTCAAATATGGGAAAGCATCAAACAAACCGCCTCTGATGTATGGAACGGCATTTGGAATATCATCAAAGGCGTTATCAACTGGATTATTGGCGGCATTAATAAGATGATTAACGCTCTAAACAGCATCAGAATCAAAGTGCCAGCCATTAACATCCCACTAGTAGGAAAAGTCGGAGGTTTTGAAATCGGGTTGCCTCGTATCCCTACCATTCCAGAGTTAGCCGCTGGCGGCATTATTCAGCGGAGTGGGCTTGCTTTAGTAGGCGAGGCGGGTCCGGAGCTCCTTCATCTGCCTCGGGGGGCACAAGTAACGCCCCTGCCGGCTGGTGGAACAACTATCAACATCACCGGCAACACTTTCCGAAGTCGGTCGGACATTGATTATCTGGTTAGCGAACTCAAGAGGCTGAAAATATAAGGAGTGAGGCAAGTGCAAAAGAGCGGCTTAAAACTTGTCGGCAAGTTTGTCGGCATCCTGAAAGACAAAGACGGCAGGGTAAAGAAGAGGGTGGAAAAAGAAAACCTCATTGTCAACGGGGGATTGGACGGCATAGCGGACCAATTACTGAACAACCCCACAATCCCAGTCCCCTCTCACATGGGGCTGGGGGAAGGCACCACACCGCCAACTGCAGGGGATGTGGCACTAGAAAACGAGCGAGGTACACGCCAGACGCTGACTAAGGAGCGGGAACTAAATGCAGTAAAGTTTTATGCCGTCTTCGGTCCCAATGAGCCAGTCAACACCACAATGGCCATCACTGAGGCGGGAATCTTCAATGCCGCCAGCGGAGGGACAATGTGGGCCAGGGTTACTTTTGGAGTGGTGACCAAAGAACCATCCGACACCTTTGAGGTGACTTGGACATGGCAGGTTGATAATGCTGAATAATAAGGGCGTGGGGTAAGTGGCACAGTTCGGATTTGACTCTTACAGATTCGATATACACCGGTTCGATCAAACACCAATTACGAAATTAATTGAAGAAGCTGCAAAGGTACTAGACTTTGATATGAAACGGTTGAGTAAAGAAGATATAGCAGACATGGCAGCAACTATTGATCGCTACATCCTC